ATGGACACGGAGTCGGCTATGTGGTACTCGTAGTATTTCTTCCAGAATGCGTTGACAGTGTCTGCATGGTCATCGTGGAATGTGATGTTGATCGGCTCGTATGCGATCCTCGTGGCCGTGTACATCTTCTTGTTGTACTGTACCTTTTCTTCCATACTCATGTTGTACTTGGGTAGGTCACACGCCTTGACCAACATGTTGAGTTGGGCTCTCTCGCTGGGGTTAAATTTTTCAAATGCTATGGAGTCATCGAGATCGAATACCACGTGAAACAGAAACTTCTGTTTTGGCATCAACTGGTAATTGTTATCGAGGTACAGTCTAGATGCGTGTCGATAGTCCTTCATCCCTGGAAGACCATCTTGGAAACCTTTTAAGAAATTGTTAATGCTTGGCATACTGTTATTTATAGTCACAAAAAAAGCGCCTATAAAGACGCTTTCAGTGTATTAAATGCTAAGTCTAATTTTGTTTATTACTGTCCACCACCTGTTGAAAGTGTACCGATCGTTCTAGCCACTGCTGTTCCGATTCCTGTACCCTGTGGTGTCTGTACCGCATTGTCGTATCTCATAGACAGTGTGATAGTCACTGGTTCCGAAAGGTTGTAGGCCAGTGTGTTGTAGTTAACGTTTTCAATATAAGCACCGTAAAGTTCCCATGTCTCTAGAACGTTTGGAGCACTTGATCCGTTACCACCGTCTAGCATTTCAATTCTACCTGTGAATTTGTAATCAATACCTGATGCCGCACTTGACTGTTCGAAGAAATCAAACTGTTTCTGTATCTGTTCACCGACCAGTTTGCTAACCGAGTTGTTGACGTCATCTCTTAGATTGATTGTGATAGGTTCCCAAGTGTGTTTACCTGCCATGTATACTTTTGAGTTGTACACATCTAGTGTCACTGTGTCAAAAGTCAAGCTGGGTCTTGTCACGTCCATTACTTGTTTTGTTAGTTCTGATCTTGGTGTTGATACTCCAAAATTTTCCAGGACCAATCTGAAACGATACTGGAGTTTTGGCATCAACAGACCTTGTGATGCTGAACTTTGATCGTTGCTTAAAGGTACTGTAAATTTTGATAATGTTGATATTGCCATTTGTTTCTCCTATTTATCGAAAATTAGCTTCCTAATTTTGCAATTTCTCCTGTGTTTTTAATCCTCAACGGTATGTAAATAAATTCAACTGATTTGATCGGCTCAATTGCTATATCTACGTACAGTTCATTTCTATCTATTCTAGTAGATGTGTTGTTTGTGTCATCACAAACTACCAAGAAGTCAAACAATGCTCTCTGTCCGACCAGTTCCAACAAGAATGATTCGACCGCACCTTTGATCTCGTTCCTTGTCAGTTCATCATTTGGTTCGAATATGAACGGTTTAGCAATAGCATCTAGTTGTGTTCTTAGATACACTGCCAACCTTGCAACGTTGATCCTATCCAATGCTGAACTTGCCGATGTTTTGGTTAAATTACCAAAGTTAACTATGCCTGCTCCTGCAAAGAAAGTGATCGGGTTAATCTTGACTTCATGCATTGAATCTCTCACTGACTCCGTCACAGATATTGTTTGGAATTCTCCAGACGCTGAGTCGATGTAACCAACTGCTGTGGCATTGTCAACGACACCTCTTCTCGTTCCCGATGGTGCGAACCATGGGAAAGCGATGTTATCGTTGTTTGCCAGTGTCCTCATCATCATGTGTGATGCCGGAACCACAATCGATTTACCTGTGTTGTCTGTTGTTAATCCAGATGGATAAAACACACCCAAGTAATCACTTGCACTTATTAGACCGTCTTCACCGTTGTCCAGTGCACCTGCCGTGTTGTTGGCCCAGTTCTGGATTGCTGTTGATGTTCCATCTAATCTCAAAGGCGTATCTCCAATTATAAACGCTGTGTTGTTCCTGTCTGTGTTCAAGTTGATCATGTTTGAGATCAGTTCAGGGTAACCAGGTACAGCAATAACATTGAAGCCTCTTTGGTCTTCTCTGATTGCTTGGTTGGTGTCGATCTCTGATTTCAGTTGCTCAACGATGACTTTTCTCTGTGCTTTCCTTCCGAAAGATCCAGAACCGTCTGCGTTGTTGCTTGACTTAAGAACCCATCTGTCTGGGTAGTAAGTTGCAACAGATTCATTGTTTGCTCTGATGTTACCCAACCCTGCTGATCCAGACCCTGGATACTTCGTGGTTGTGATGTAACTGTTTTTGTATTCTTTAACATTGTAACCTGAACGTCTAGTGTTCCAAAGCAATATACCTTGTGGGAATAAAGTTGGATCTGGCGCATCCGGGTCTAGGAAACCATCACTCAACAAGTTCTTGATTGTTGAAGGTACTCCTGCCGCTGTTGATGTTCCCGCCACTTTGTCAGTCGTTGTGTGGAATCTCGCATCTGCAAAAACTATACCGTCTTCTGTTGTTTGGTCAGCTTTGTCAACTAGCACCCATGCCGCACCTGTTGTAGTAACTGCTACCTGGTTGGCTGTGTTGCTCGAACTGATCGAAGCCGCTGTGTTATATTTGTAAAGTTTTGGATAGTTTTCCAAATCACTTGTGTCAATCCATAGGTCGTTCGTCACAAGTGCAGTACCATCTGACTGTGTAGTCGGTGCTGTTGCACTAAACTGTGGACCATTTGGATCTGTAGTTGAGTATGCAGTCGCATAACCAACCCAAGTTGTGCCGTTGTGTGCCATGATGTCTGCTTCGAGGCTAGTGTCATACCATAGTGTTCCGTCAGCTGGCTCGTTGCTTGGAGCAGAAAGTGAAGCTGTGTAGCTCAATCTCTTCCAGTTCGAAATCAACAATGCATTGTTGGCCGATGAGTCAATAGTCTCTCCAGTCGGAACCTTGTACAAGTTGTCAATCAGTGTTGAACTGTTTGCCGTGTACGATCCATATTCATGTGCTGTCGTTGTACTAAAACCAGCATCTGCTAATGGAGTACCGCTTGTGTCTACCATTCTGATGTCACCGCCCAGTACGTGTGTAAGCACGATCTCGCCAGTTGTTAATTTACTAGCTCTGACATTTATCAGTTCAGTAGTTGATGTAGCTGATGCTGAAGCGTTAACTTTAGCATTGACTGCCGCAACAAAATCATCGGCACCTGTTCCGCCCAGTGTAACTGTAACTGCTGTACTGAAACCATCTTGATTTTTTCTTGTCTCTTTGATTGAGAAAGTTTCTGAACTTGTGAAACTCGGACTAGTCAATAAACTTGTAACAGTAGTTTGGCCGCCTTCGTATCTGAATAGTTGGAAGTCACCAACGTTAGGAGTAGTGTCAGCCGAGTCAGCCGCCGTTATGCTCTGTTCAGTGATGTTGAATTGTGTGTATAAAGTTCCTGTTGCTAATGATGTTCCACCTGTCGAAGGGTCTAATTTGAAGATTGCCGTGCTGTGATCATCATGTAATGGGGCCGCTATTGTTGAGAAACTTGCACTATCCGAAGCGTAAAGTTTTGCAATAATGTTAGCACCTGCATTAGCCGATGTAGTCTTGAACCAAACAGAACCATCGGGCCTGTCTTCGTCTGCAGTTTTCCAAGTGGGTCTTGAAGTGTGTGCCGCTTGTAGGAATTGAACACCATTTTTAACACCTGCTGTGATTCCTAGGCTAGCTAGTAAGCCTGTGCCTTCGTCAAATCTGATTGTCCCTGTTCCTCCTGCTGAGTCACCTAGTGCTAGACCGTTGTGGAATATATCTAGGTTACCTGTTACTGAGTTAATAGAAGCTGTAACGTTGGTCACGTTAGAACCGATCGCTGATGCAACCGCAGTTAAAGTTGTTCCTGATACAGTGACAGTTACACCGTTCATTATCATGTTGTGACCATTCGTAACTGTTGTTCCTGATGCAACTGATACCACCGGTAATGAAGTGTGCCAAGTTTGTGATCCAACCTGTACCCAAGTGTTACTTGCTGTCTTCTTGAAGATCTTGTTTGAAACGTGTGTTGTGTTGATTGCGTATGATCCAACTTGTCCAATAGAAGTCAGTGGTGCACCAGTGGAAACACCGCCAACTAATTCACCAACTAGTGTGATCAAGATTGGAGTAATTGCTGTAAACGTTTGATTAGTTTGAGACCATTCAAATAAACCATAGCTAGTTGATGCAAGGTCAAACCAGTATGTTCCGTCTGTTGGGTCTGCTGTAGGAGCCGTTGCACTGCCTAGTAATTCGCCAGTGTCAATGTTTGCTCTTAGAACGTAAGCTCTGTTGGCCACACCCAAGAATGAGTAAGCCGCTTGTAGACCGTATTCGTTCAACTCATACCCTTGTAATGAATTTCCTGAAGTGTCAGTGTAGAAACTCGGATCCCCGAAAGTCTCTGTTAATTCTCTTTGTGATGAGATCAAGTAAGCAGTGTTGGCGCCGGCAACTGTTGTTCCAGTCGCTGTTCCGTCACCCGCTCCGTTTGTCTTGTCTTGTGCTGATGCTACTATGAATAGTGGTGTTGTACCCGCATCTGATGGTACATAAAAGCTCTCGTTTATTACTGAAACTTCTACTCCTGGTGATGTTAAAGCCATTTTTCGTTTTCTCCTTGCAAGTTTAACGTATACAGAGTTATTTATTCAATCATATGGTTTTTACGATATAACTTGCTATTTTCTGGTGCCTATATAGGCGACTTAAATAAGTGTATGGCATACAAGGACAGACCGTTGTGTAAGGAGTGCAAGGCAAAGCCTCGTGCCTATGCTTACAGGAAAGGAACAAAGATCTACTGGCGTAGCCTGTGTGACACCTGCAACAGAAAGAAAGCTGGCAAGAAAGTTGGAGGAATCACGGCCCTGCAGAGATCCGGATACAAGAAACATAAGAAGTGTGAGCTGTGTGGGTTCAGGGCACAGAAACAATCTCAACTGGATGTGTTCTTTGTGGATGGGAGTATGAGGAATACCGCGACTACTAATCTAAAAACTGTTTGCGCCAATTGCCAACGGTTGGGCAGTGTCCGTAGACTTGGATGGCGTATTGGTGATCTTGTTGCTGACGATTAGATCGTCAACTTGTTGGTGTAATTCTTCCAGTGTTCCGTCGTTCTTGATAACATAATCAAACTCTGATTTTGCCCATGCATATTCCGAAGAGTGAATGCCCGAGGGTTTGATATTACCTTCAACATAGCTTGTAAACCAATCAGGATCTTGTCCTCTTTTTACAAGTATAATGTTGCCTCCGGATTCCTTGATCATCTTGATTTCATTTTCAAATCTTGTATCTGATATCACCGTTGGTTCACCCTTGTATCTGGCCATGCAACTGTCAATCCATATGCCATCATGCATATTCTGACGCATTACTTCTGTGCCAAAGTGTTGTAGCACCCAACGAGGTGTTACATCTTTATTAAATCTTTTACTCCAAAAAGCATCAGGCCGTTCTCTCCATTCTCTGCTTTCGGCTGTCTTGCCTTCCAGCATTTCTCTGTCCCAATTGAACATAGAACTTACTGCATCTTTTAAACTTTTTGCGAATGAATCTTTTTTGAAATTATGTTCTTGTACTAGTCTTTCTGCGACTGTGTCCTTACCAGAACTTATTAAACCTACTATGCCTATTAACATAGACTTATTATACTATTTTTTTAAACGTTTTTCAATCTCTTTTTTAACATCATGGATCTGTGTTAATACCAGTTTACGCATACTTAATTTTCCCTCTTTCAGGGCGTGTATGGCAATGTTCTCTAGGTCATCGACCATGTCGGCCAATTCGTCTAGTGTGCATTTGGTAAGTTTTTTGTATCTGTCGTCTATCATGATACTAGTATTTAAAATAATACATGTAAGAATTTACCGGTAATAGAAGTTAACCGATAATGAAACTTGTTGGACTCCCGCCTTCTTGGAAATTGCCTATGTCTGCCTCGAGTCTGTCCATCTCTGCCTGGCCTTCATTCTTCAATGCATCACCGTTCAGTGTTGTTCCACCTTGTGGTCCTGCTATGGTATTGAATTTTCCCCTTGCTTCTCCCAACATGAGTTTAGATACTGCAAGTGTGTAATCTCTGATCCATGGTTTAGAATAGATGTCCTTGAACAGCGTTATGTCAGGTCTGAAATTGTCAGTGTGCATAAGGACTGTTTCGTCGTCCGCCCTGGGTCTCTGTGTGATAGTTAATTTCTTTGTTGCCACGTCAAAATGGAACTGTATGAAACTACCAAACATCTTACCTACTAATTCCTGGTATGATGCAAACGCATAGTAAGTGGCCAATCCACCTGTTGCTCCCGCTTTTAACAGATAGGTGTTTGTGTAGGCCAAGTTGAAAGGTTCGAACAGTGTTCCGCCTTCGCCACCTTCTGTCCTGGATCCAACACTTCTCCTGTTGAGATTTCTCACATTGATAATCTCATCCGGTAAAATGTATGTGTTCTGATTTTTCTTTAATTGAAGAAAAGCATAAGATTCTTCCACAGCGTTTGATGATCTTTGTCTGAATTTGTTGACTGCTCTTTCCAGCGCCGTTTGATAGTGTTTAGGGTCTAATTCAACGTCAATCATACCGTCACCTAGGTTGTTCTTGACGTAATCAAATATTTCTTGTTGTCCTGTTTGTAGTTCTGACATACTCATATTTATTACCTTTGCCTGTGCAATAAATATGTATGATATGCCAAGATTGTCCATTTTTAAGCCTGAAAAAGGTAATGACTACAAGTTCTTCGATCGTAACATCAAGGAGATGTTCGTTGTTGGAGGAACCGATCTACATTTCCACAAGTACATAGGCCCCTACGATCAGGGAGACACAAACAAGGACGGAGAGGCAAGTCCTACAAATCCTCAGTATTCCGGAGACTCATTAAACGAGAGAACCATACAGGATTTACTTTTCCTAGAGAACAGGGACAGGAAATATGCAGATGATATTTACATCGTGAGGGGGATTTACAATGTGCAAGATGCAGATTTCAACCTTTCACAGTTTGGTATGTTCTTACAGAACGACACACTATTTTTAACAGTACACCTGAACGACATAGTTGAAAGATTAGGCAGGAAACCAATGGCAGGTGATGTCATAGAATTCCCGCACATGAAAGAAGACTACTCGTTGGACGAGAGCATACCGATCGCATTGAAAAGATACTATGTTGTGGAGGATGTTAACAGGGCGGCGGAAGGATTTTCGCAAACATGGTGGCCACACCTGTTGAGATTGAAGATGAAGACCATGGTAGACTCACAGGAGTTCAAAGACATCATAGGTGATGCAACCACAACAGGATCCCTTGCCAGTTACATGTCAACATTCAACAAAGAAAAAACAATTAACGATCAAGTAGTTGCACAGGCAGAAGCAGATGCACCCAAGTCAGGATTCAACTATAAGCAGTACTATGTTGCACCCATAGACGAGAGAGGAAATATTAGGACAGAAAATGTTAACACAGAAGAACAAAGAGCAAGTGGTGACAAAACTGTTAATGCTACAATAGACACACCGGCAAGTTCGCACTATGGCTTCTACATGGACGGCGATGGGGTCGCACCAAACGGACACCCGGCCGGATTTGGAATATCTTTCCCAACATCGGGTGTTGACGTTGGTGATTATTTCTTGAGAACAGATTACTTACCTAACAGATTATTCCGTTATGACGGAACCAGATGGGTTAAAATAGAAGATTCCGTTAGAATAACTACAACTAACAATAATTCGAGAGCAAACTACAAAACAAGTTTTGTTAACGATGCAACAAGTTCAACGATAAATGGTTTGACAGTAACACAGAGACAATCATTGACAGATGCTCTCAAACCTAAGGCTGACAATTAAGAATGCTACACTTTTACGAAGGACAGGTAAGGAAATTTTTAACTCAATTCATCAGGATTTTGAGTAACTTTTCTGTGGAAACAGGCCGAGGTAAAGATAATTCTATACAGTTAAGAGCTGTTCCGGTAGTTTACGGAGATCCTACAAGACAAGTTGCAAGTATAATCAGGAACAATTCTGAGAACGCATTACAGTATGTTCCAAAGATTGCGTGTTACGTTAGAGAACTGAACTATGACAGGGAAAGAATGCAGAACCCCTATCACATTGAAAAACAACATTTAAGAGAAAGGAATGTTGATGCAGACGGAAATTACACAAGCGAAATAGGTGCAGGATACACGGTCGAGAAAGTTATGCCTTCTCCCTTTAGATTGGAAGTGACTGCAGACATCTGGAGTTCAAACACAGACCAGAAATTACAGATCATGGAACAGATATTATACCTGTTCAATCCAGACTTCGAGATACAAAAATCAGACAATTACATCGACTGGACCAGCTTGAGCTACGTGGAACTGACCGGTACAACGTTCTCATCGAGGACCATACCCGTTGGGGCTGACTCTGAGATCGATATCGCTACATTGACATTTTCAATGCCAATATGGATATCACCTCCTGTGAAGGTCAAGAAACTGGGAGTTATACAGAAGATCATAATGAGCATCTATGATGACGATGGCGGAATAACAAAAGGGTTAATAGACGGTACACTAACATCGAGGAGTTTCATCACACCAAACAATTTTGGATTGCTGGTGACTGGGAATCAATTGAGATTACTGGGGTCTACAGGAACAAGTGTGACTTCGGGAGGAGACGGATTCCAGACAGGAGCGAATGAACCATCTAATTTTGATCCATTTGAGACATTTGGTCCAGCAGTCAACTGGAAAACATTACTAGACCAGTATGGTAAAGTGACCAACGGCACATCGCAGATCAGACTTACCCAACCCAATGGCAACGAGATAGTAGGAACGATTGCAACAACATCATTAGACGACACAATTTTGTTATACAGCATTGATTCGGACACGATACCCGCAAACTCACTGACAGCAGTTTCCAAGATCATAAATCCTGCAACATTTAGTCCTGGCACACCTGCAAACGGTGACAGGTATCTGGTCATAAACGATGTGGGAGACAGCACGTCATCATTCCAGAGTGCAACATGGGGAACACTAGTGGCAAGTATTGGAGATATCATAGAGTACAACAGTTCAACTGGTAAATGGAACGTGGCGTTTGACGCTTCAAATCCAGATTCAACACAACATTATGTTACTAATTTAAACACAGGAATTCAATACAGATTCAATGGCACAGAGTGGGTCAAATCATACGAAGGCGTGTATGCACAAGGTACTTGGAGTATTGTGTTGGACGGTGGAGCAGATCCAGGATATAATTCAAGCCTTGACGCCACTACTCCATAATTGTTATAATAATACATGGAAAAAAATATAGTCTGCTCAGGGGCACTGTTCTATTCAACTGGTACCAAGCGTTTCCTGTTCTTGCAGAGGACCGACAAGAAGACACAGGGCATGTGGGGATTGGTCGGAGGCCAGGCCAAATACACTGAATCAGCATTTGAAGGATTGAAGAGAGAAATCAAAGAGGAAATAGGAGATACTCCTAAGTTCAAGAAAGTCATTCCCTTGGAGATGTTCACTTCAAATGATCAGAAGTTTTTCTTCCACACTTATCTTATTGCGATAGAGACTGAATTCTTACCTAAACTGAATGATGAACATTCGGGATACTGTTGGACTGCGTTTGAATGCTGGCCCAAGAACCTACACATGGGTTTGAAGAACACACTGAACAACAAAGCCATCAAGGGCAAGTTACAGACTATACTAGATCTTATAACCTAAAAAAAAGGCCCAGTATTTCTACAAGGCCTTTTGATTCTACTAAAAAGTATGAATATTTATTAGTTGTTTGTCCTCACCGCACAATTTACCAATTTGATCCCTGCGTCAGTTGAGCTCTCTAGTGCTCTTCCGATAACGTTGAATGGTGAAATTGTTTCGCCTGTTGCGGCCGCTCTCGCACAACCTTTAGTTGATGAACTAACTAGTCTTTGACCTTTGGTCACTGCACCTACTACTCTCACTGGAGTTCTTCCAGTCATCGCAACAAATGGGTGTGAATCGTTGTTACCTGCACCTGCGTTCATGGCATAAGCCGGACTGTCAGATATGACACCAAACACTTGATCAGATAAATCTGAAGTTGTCTCTGTGATCTCTGCGTCACCGCCAACCATTACTACTGCACCTGCTGTCATAGGAGCGTCTGCTTCGAAACGCTCGGCAACGTCCGCATACTGCGCCGAAGTTGCTAAGGCATGTAACACGTTGGCCCTAATGTCTACTAGGTCTGCGTCTACTGGTATAGAATCAGCCGCATGTTTGTATGCTGTCCAGGCACCACCTGCGTTACCAAATATAGTTGTTCCGTCATCTGCAAAAGTTTCATCCCAAGCCCAGAACAGATCCGTCTCTGTAGCGGCTGATGTGGAACCCCTCTGTACTTTTAAACCTGAAAGTGAAGGCATTCCTGAGTTGGCAGATACGTTTCTGTTCAACTCGATGATGTTGTCCTCAACTGAAAGTGTCGTTGTGTTAATAGTTGTTGTTGTTCCATCAACTGTAAAGTTACCCGAAATTCTCATGTTGTTAGTAACAATAGTTTCACCTGTAGCAGTAAGTGTAAGATTACCGGAAGATGCAATTACTAGATTAGTACCATTACCTTCGATCTTCTCACCATCGTCACCAAACGTTAAACCAACGTTGGCTGGAATGTTAATATCAGTGGTCGCTGTTAAATTTATGTCATTACCTGAGTTAAAAGTAAAGTCAGTTCCGTTTGATTCAATCTTCTCGTTGGCATCAGTGAAATGTAATCCAACGTTTGTTGGGATAACAATGTCTGTAGCCGCTGATAAATTTAGTAAGTTACTTGAAGATATTGTCAAGTCAGTACCATCACCCTCGATCTTCTCACCTGCATCGCCAAACACTATTCCAATGTCATTGGCCATGTGTACATCTGTTACTGCCGCTAAATTGATTTTAGCACCTGAAATTGTTAAGTCTGTACCGTCACCTTCGATCTTTTCTGAAGCGCCACCAAACACTATTCCCACGTCATTTGGTATAACAATGTCTGTAGCCGCTGATAAATTTAGTAAGTTACTAGAAGAGATAGTCAAGTCTGTACCATCCCCTTCGATCTTCTCACCTGCATCACCAAAAACTATTCCAATGTCATTGGCCAGTTTTACATCTGTCGCCGCCGCCATTATGATCTGGGCACCCGATGTGATTGTTAAGTTTGTGTCATCCCCCTCGATCTTCTCACCTGCTCCAAACGTGATTCCCACGTTGACAGGTATTACTACGTCTGTCGCCGCCGCCATTATGATCTGAGCACCGGAAGTCACAGTCAAGTTTGTACTATCACCCTCGATCTTCTCACCAGTACCAAATGTCAAACCTATGTTTGCTGGAATTACTACATCAGTTCCTGCTGTAAGATTCAATGCGGCAGAAGAAGTGATAGTCAAGTCTGTACCATCCCCTTCGATCTTCTCACCTGCATCGCCAAAAACTATTCCTCGGTCATTGGCCATGTGTACATCCGAAGCTGTTGCTAAATTGATTTTACCACCTGATGTGATTGTGAAATCAGTGTTGTTGGTTTCAATGTGTTCTCCACCATCACCAAAAACTAAACCTACTGCATTTGGAATGTGTACATCTGTCGTTGCTGTTAAATTAATTTTTGCACCGGAGTTTACTGTTAAATCAGTTCCATCTGATTCGATCTTTTCATTGGCATCTACAAATTGTAATCCAATATTGGCCGGTATTACTACATCTGCTCCTGCGTTTAAGAGAATGTTTCCAGTTCCTTTTGGAGTGATGTTTATTGGAACGTTTGTTTCTCCACTTGATCCTATGATTGGACCGTTGCCTGATGCCGCGTTTGAAATTTCTAATTCATTAACTGCTGAACCTATTGTCTGGAAAATGATCTGTTCATTTCCATTTGCGTCTGCAATGAATCCTGCGTCTGCTATTTTTGGTGCTGTTAAAGTTTTGTTAGTTAATGTTAATGCCGCCGCCGCTTGGTCATCTACGTACTTCTTGTTGGACACGTCACCGTCAGCACTTGGTGCCGCGGTCGCTAGTCCTGTTATTTTATTGGTTGAAGCATTGAGTACGATATCTCCTACTTCCAGTCCGTTGTTTACTCTAAAATTTCGTGTTGTCATGGTTCCATATCTCCCGCATGATTGTTAATATTGCTTGTATTTATGTTGATTTGACCCTATTCCTCTGCTAGACAGCTTATTCTGTATGCATTGGCCACTGTTGAACCACCTGATGTGGACGAAATGGTCAGTTGGACAGTGTTGTCGGCTGTGCCGATGTAATCGCCAGCGAATTCCAACTGTGTGGTTTCCTTGGTTGAAACGTAAGGTCCTGCACTGACACCCGCCTCCCCTATGTCACCACACATGTACACTTCCTGTACACTGTACGCACCCTCTGAGGCATTCTTGCCCACAACATAGTACACTGCCGCAGTTACTTCGTCGAGATCGAAACTGTCAAACGCTGTGGCAGTTGAACTCACTGTGGTTGCACCAATTGTCTTCTGGTTGGCATTTGATACGGCTGTCATTGAATCTGATAGTAGAATTTTGTGTGTTTTCAATTTTAGGTTTGGTGTCAGTCCTGCCGCACTTAACACAACATTGGATCCGCTTATGGCCGCTGACAGCGTGATCATGTCATTGTTGCCGGTGTTGACTGTGCCGAACTGTGACACGAAAGCGTTGGTCCCGTCATGCACCACAAGTGCTTCTGTCACACCCGTCTCGGTCTTGGCGTCGTCATCGATCAGTATGGTGTACTTCGCGGCCCTGAATGAAGCGTGGGCGAATGTGTCTATGCTTTCTGAGGCAGAATCTACATCCGTGTTTGATGTTGTTACAGTGACACCTGATGTGGCATCGGCAGTGTTTGCTGTCGAGATTGGAATCTTGTAGAAACTGACTTTGCCATCTGCACTAGGTCCTGTTATTTTAACCCTGACCTGATCCGCCGCCATGTCCGCCGTTGTGGTAGGCAAAAGGTTTCCAGTGCCAGAAGAACCTCCCCTTGGACTGCCGACGAAAGCATTACTATTGTTGTGGCAAACCGTGAATACTGATCCACTTGTGTGGTCGTTTGTGAGATCGTTCAGTGCCATGAAGTACCATGCCATGTCGAATCCAGTTTCTTGGAAGTAGTCCACAGTCTTTGCCGAGGTGTTCACTTTCTTGTTGTTTTTGATGACAGCCCTTGAGTCATCTGATGCTGTTGTTGTTACTGTGTCAAAACTTAAAGTACCCGAACCGTCTGTAATCAGTGCCTGTCCCGCCGAACCATCTGACGTTGGCAAGGTAAACGCAACACCACCTGAAGTTATTACCACCGGGCCTGTGCCATTAGCAATTATCTCTAAAGGTGCATTCGAGGCATTTGTTGAAATAGTATTGTCTGTTATTGTTACACCGTCAAGTATCGAAGCACCAGAAATTGTGACACCAGTGGCAGTCACACCGGCAGTGAATGTTGCACCACTAGTGGTTAGTCTAGCATATTCTCCACCGGAATGACCTAAAAGAATTTTTCCATCTGTTGCACTCCTAACTGCAAGATCACCAGCGGCTGTTCCATTTATAAATGCATTACTATTAGTGGCCAAACCTATAAATGCTCTAGTTGAATCACTACCACCGGCTTCGTCACTTGAAAATCTAATTGCAGGATTTGCCGTCCTTAAATGAATTTGTGCTGAAGAGGTATTGTGTATTGTAAATGGCTGAGATAATGTTGTTGATCCAACACCAACTCTGTTCGTGCTCACATCTACAAATAAAGTATTTGTATCAACGGCTAGATCGCCTGACACTGTCACAGCACCTGTAACTGCCAGTGTTGAACCATCGAACGTGAGGTTCGATTCGCCCTGTATAGCGTGTGCACCGGTCACTGTTGTGATTTGATTGTTGGTTGACCCAGAAAGCACTGCTTTGGTGTCTGCATAAGTCTTGATTGCTTTTGCAGAAGCAAGTGTTGTGTCTGTGCCAGCCACGCTTGAAATATCTGTGTCTAGGACACCTGATTTAAGATCCGCCACGTCGATGTTTGAAATGCTGTTTCCTGTTCCTTCTACGTCGAATGTTTTGTTTGTAAATGTTAAAGTGTCAGATGCTATGTTGGCATCTTGTGTGTCAACGTATGCTTTGATTGACTGTTGTGTTGCTAACGCAGTGGCACTGTCTGAACCCATGGCATCTTCATCGAGTATAGAAGTGATTGATGTGGTATTGCTTATAGTGAACCCTGCACCAACGTCTAATGCACCGTCAACGTTTAGTGCATCGTCGATTCTTACTGCTGTTGAATCCGAAGATGAAATATTGTTTGTAACTAATGCTGTTGATGTAACAGATGACAGGCCTGATAGGCTGGTATCTAATGCTATTGTGATCGTGTTGGCAGAACCACTTGTTGAAATGTTTGCTCCACCCGAAACTTGTAAACTTTCACTATCGAGGTCTATGCTCAATGCTGTTGAATCGTCTGTAGCAAAGTCTAAGTCAGATGCTGTTACCTGTGCATCCACATATGTTTTAATTGCTTTGGCAGATGCAAGGGTGTTGTCTGATGCTGAAACACTTGATAGGTCTGTGTCTAAGACACCAGAAGCAAGGTCTGCCACTTCTAAATTTGTAATACTGTTTCCTGTGCCATTGGCATCTATGGTTTTGTTTGTGAATGTGTCAGTGGTTGCTTTACCTACCAGTGTGTCAGTGGCCGCTGGTAGTGTGACTGTTACGTCAGCAGTGCTGGCCGGTCCTAGTAGCGTAACACCGTTGGTTCCATTGTCTGTGCCTTCTAAGAATTTTATTTGTCCACCGGCACTGTTACTGCCTGCACCTATTACGAGACTGTGTCCTGTGGCAGTTGTTGTAGTGGCCGCCACTGTTGTAAGCCTGTCAGTGCCGTCAACTTCGATGGTAACATTTCCTGTGCCTGAGTCAACAACTGTTACATTGCTGTCACCTGTTGATATTGATGTGGTGCTTACTGCTGATACCTCGCTGTCAACATAGGCCTTGATAGATTGTTGTGTGGCTAGTGATGTTGCACTATCAGAGGACATGTTGTCCTCATCTAAAATCGTTGTTACGGTGGATCCACTTGAACCTATTTTAAGATTTTCAAGGACTACGGTTCCTGTACCACTGGCGTTGATGTGTAGATCGTCGTTGGATCTGTTGGTTGAAAGAGTGTTATCGCTGATGCTTAAATCATTTAGCACTATGTTTCCAGTGCCGGCCGTGGTTATGTTGAAATCAGCGTTTGACGGTGCTGTCAATGTTGACCCAACTGATATAATGTCTGCAAGATCTTCCAGTGTTGCGAACTCTAAGGCATTTCCTGCCGCGTTGGTTCTGAGAACTTGTCCTGCTGACCCAATTGATGCTAGACCCGTTCCGCCATTTGCTACGGGTACAGTTTCGCCTGATTGGAATTCCGCCATTCCAGTGGCAACGTTCGAAGCATTAAAGACTACTCGTACCGGTGTTTTATCAGCCATAACTCAATTCTGTGCTCCGCCTACTTGAACTCACGGAATGCATTCATTTCCTTTGTATTGTAGGTATTTATTGCTAGAACTGGAATAGTGTGATACCAGAGGCTCCCGATGCCTCTAATGCCGTACCATTCGCTAGTATGAAGGTCTGTCCTGCATCTGTGTACACAGGCACGTCCTCGACAGTGGCATTGAATTCCAATGTCAAAGCGGCTGTTGTTGCCAGCAGTTGTGCGTCAGACAGTGATGTACTACCATCATTTAGGAATAATCCCACAGTTTGTACTGGTCTTGCAGTTGTGCCAGCCGTGGAACCAGTCAGTGATATACCATTGGTTCCCACTTTGCTTCCCGTGGGAAGTGTGGCACCAGTGGCCGCGATGGTCAACGCCCCTGAACCATCTGATTTTATGGTCGCGCCACCTAGGTCGATTGTCTCTGCCGCAACATACACGGTCTGCCATCTTCTTGTTGCACTACCCAGTTGGAAGACTCCATTCTGACTGGGAATAAGATTACCTGCTATTTCTATACCCGGACTTGAATCTTCTGTTGACAGTGTGGTCCCTGCTACCCTGATACCTTCTATGACAACATTTCCGTTGCTGGATGTCAAAGTTAAATCAGCATTGCTGGGTGCGGCAATTGTGGATCCCACGAATGAAAGGTCACCTATGGCCACGTTCGCTATCTCTGTGTCAACATATGCCTTTATTGATTGCTGTGTTACCAAGGCCGTTGCTGAATTTGAAGATAAGGTGTCCTCATCTAGTATTGTTGTTACACTTACACCGGAACCTATTTTGAAGGTGTCATTGATCAACACAATCCCTGTGCCGGATGTCTGCAATGTCATGTCTGCGTTAGTCGGCGCAGTCAGTGTTGATCCTATACCGGAGAGATCACCTAGACTACCACCACCACCAACTGTGATACCACCTGCTGTTACACCGTCCCCTAGTCTAAGAGTTCCTGTGTCTACGTCTACTGCTAGATATCCGTCTTCTATGATGTGTGTTGCTAGGTTGTAGTCCTTGTAGGAACCTACTAGTTTTCTGAATGCCATGACCTACGCTCCTTATATCACGCCAGATAGTTTCTTCAGTAGTGATAGTTCTGTGTTTTCGTTGTTGGGTTGTTTCTTCTTCATCTCGGCAGGCACGCCTGGGTTCTCACCACCGGTTACTTCTGGTTGTGCAACTAGAGGTTCGTCTTGTCTTACTTCTTGGTCTGGTGCAGTCTCGTCAGCATCTTGTGTGATGTTATCGAACTGTGCTAGATCTTTACCTGCTTCTTGTTTCTTTAATTCTAATTCTTGTTGTAGTGGATATACCGATGCCACAGTGGTTGGATCATCTGAAGCCACCTTTCCCGGATTTTCTGGGTTGCCAGCTTTTGGTTCATCATCTGAGTCCGAAACTGTAACACCCTTGGCGCCAAACAACTGCTTCAGCAATTCTTCGTCTCCATCATCTGGCAGTGCTTTTATATTGATATCTATCTCTTTGAATCTCATCCTGTATCCTATGATGTTGCAACAGCACTATCGTCAACCACATAGTTCCATCTGTTGTTGGCTGTTTCGTAATAACAAAGTTTGTTTTTTGTGGATCCGGCACCGTCTGTGGTCAAGAATGCCACCATTCCGTTTGCTGGACTTGATGGTAGATTTGCGAATGCTACTGGTGTGAATGCTAGACCGTTCTTTAGCGTTACTACCTCAGCTCCTGGTTCTAGCGTGTATGCCCCTGATGTTCTAACTGTTTTTGCCATTTGCAACTATTTATGTCTAGATTGGGGGAGCGTGTAACTCCCCCTTCTCTTATAAGTGTGTCGTGTAAAGTACGTGTTCTCTGTACTGTGCGAATGCACATTGACTTGCAAATATTTATTAGTGGTAATTTTGATTAAACTAGGAGTATAAAAGGAGTGGCGCCAATCCGAATAATTCACACCACTCCCTGAGCTTAACGTATTTCTAGATCTATATTATTTTCTGCTGTAGATATGATATAGAATCCAAACCGCGACCAATCCGATCAAACCTTGATCAGAAAAGCCTTTCAGTACGCCCTGGACATTTCCTATTACAGAAATGTTTGGCCAGAACGGAATACCTTGCCCCTTGAAAAGGATTTCCAAAACGATTCCTAACGCTATAAGTGAAACACCCACGTCAGCTAATCCTTTCGCCCATCCTTTAACTTGGTTCATGATATCCATAGTTGGACCTCCCTTGTTGTTGTGATTCTTGCGAATCGTATTTTATTTAGACGTCTATAGTGCAAGTAATCTTACACTATTTGGTCTGCGGATGGTACGAGTATGGAAAAAAAATGTTATCTACGTACAGAATTCTTCGTAGAGGAGATAATCGTAGTGGTTGTAACTCCTGTGCCAGATTTTAAATTCATCTGTCATGTCGGAATAATTTATGAGTTGCTCATAGGCCTTGCCGCCCTCATTGGAGTTCAGTCTCGGTTCTACTTCAACTTTCAGCTCGTCGGCTATCTCGGTCCATGAGTTTTCAAAATCATCAGAGTCATAAACTTTTACAGATTTTTCTTTCAGTGTCTTTCTTACAACATCGTATTTCTCTTTGATGTCTGATGTCGCCGAAAGAGAACAATATTTGCTGTACAGCCATAGTACTAGAAAGTTTCCGTTCATCAGTGTCAGGTGTGTGGCGAAGTCTGTCGACTCCTCGTTGCTAAATTTAGAATCATAGTTGAAATGTGATATGTCTCTCTTCAGAGGATGTCTGAACCATGTGTAGTGTTTGCCATCCTGGTGCATGGTAGTGGAATGTCCACACACGATAGATGCATGGCCAAGGGACTTAGGATTATTGTATGTGCGTAAGAACGCTTCTTTGATAGGCTTACTGGCATCGAATTCCGGGTCGTGACTCACTCTATAGAATCTCATATCGTCGTACAACGGATACACAATCATGGTAGAGCCTTTTGGTAACTGTCCTACATGTTCTCTGTGTGACAATCTCAGTTGTAAACTACTGCCCGCCGTCTTTGGTATATGATGGAAACAGTATTGCACGTGACTATTTAAATGTTAGATAGTACCGCCACAAAAAAAGGCGACATAAAGCCGCCTTTCCTTGAAAATAAAATAATCTAGGATTATTTGAATTTTAAGTTCGCTGATGTTACAGCTACTAATCCAACGTAGTCAGCCGCGTTACCAAGAGATGATGCAGTGTTTGTTAACTCTACATAGCCATATCTTGTTAAGAAGCCTACTACTGGTTCGAAAGTAGATGGATCAAGCACAACACCTGAAGACATTAAAGGAATGTAAGGACAATAGAACGCTGGTGCGTCTGCCTCACTTGCTCCTTTGTAACCTACAAGTACTGAAGTGGCGTCTGCCGCGTAAGCGTCAACGTACACTCTCATAGCACCGTTTAAAGTTCCAACAAATTTAGTATTTGTAGGCGCTTCAAAAGTTCCCTCAGTCGATCTTGCGAACGCTGAAGTAGTTGCTGATTGAAGAACAGTCAAAGCTGTTGGAGATACTACTGCGTAGTTTCCAGCGCCTCTTCTTGTTCTTGTTGCGATTTGGTTTGCAACTCTGTTGATAAGAACAGCCAATGCCGCGTGTTCATCACCAACGAAAGTAGCCGTACCAGATACAGCAGATTGGTCAAAAGTCTCAGAAGCCGTTCCAGCTAATGTTCTTAATGAACCAATTACTTCTTGATCGATTTCTGCAGTGATCTCTTGAGCTAATGCCGCCATGATTTCTGCTTCTACATCGATACCTTGTTGTGCTTGAGCATCTTGAGCCGCTTCAAACGTCCATCTAGCTGATAATTTTCTAGACTTCGCTTCAACCGGTTGTTTCAAGATCTGGATTGATAATCTTTTACCAGGTGTTCCCTCTAAAGAAGCTGTTGAAGCCGCTTTTGGAGTTGTGTTGTTCTGGTTACCAGAGTATGCTTTCGCAATTTTGAAAGGAGATAGTGCTTCTTCACCTGCTGTCGTGTTTGACGCAACTGTATCTGCATATCTTATTCTTAGTGTGTGAATTTGTCCTACAGGACCAGTCATCGGTTGTACACCAACGATTTCGTTTGCAATAACAGTAGGCATAACCCTTCTGATTACTGGTAGGATAACTCTGTTTAACGTAGCAACGTTACCGGCAGATGTCGCACCTGCTGTAGACTGCTCTGAAAGGTATCTCTTAGTGTTTTCTAAGATAACATCCATAGTCTTTTTCTTGTTGCCTGCTAAACCTTCTGTAAGGGCCTGTTTAGTTTCGCCCCATTTTGATTCAAATATATCTGACATTTGTAATCTTCCTTTAGTTTAGTTAATTATATACCCGCTAATTTACGGATATTTGTTAAGTCAGCATCTTCCCTAGGTGCTCTGTCTCCGCCGCTCTCAGAAAGTACTTTCGTAGCTCCTTTAACTGCTTTGTCAGCCATCACATGTGGTAGATACTTGTTGAATGATGCTTCAAGTTTCGCTGTTTGAACTGATTCCAACAGTTGACTCATAACTTCACTCTTTTCTTTGCCCAACGGATTGAGCATCTCAGCCATCTTTTCCTTACGTTCCATCAAATCTGCCTGTCTTTTGGACTCAGCATACGCCGATTCAATCACCGCTTGTTTCTCTTCGATAGCCTTCTCCGCGTCTTTCAATTTAAGTGTAGTTTCATCCACAACTTTCATCATCT